TTCAAAAGAATTAAAAGACATTGGATTAGATCAATACTCTGAAAAACTATTACAACTTTTACCAGAAAAGAAATAGCATAATGGATTTTTATATTTTTTCTGATAAAATTAATGAAGTTGAAGAATTAGTTGATCACAGTTACAGTGGAGGGTTATTTGTATATAACACATTGTCATCTGATTTTTTTACACAAATATCAAGAACAATTATTGAAAAACAAAAATTTAAGTATATGGTTGCAATTAGGCCATATACAATTTCCCCCCAATATTTATGCAAGATTAATGAATCAATTAACAATATTGATCAAGACAGAATAGAAATTAATTTTATAAGTGGACATACACCACAACATGAAACAGATTCTGGTGATGTTTTAGGAAGTATAAATGATTCATCTTCAACAGATGATAAAGCAAATTATTTAATAGAATATATTGACGTACTTGAAAAAAATAATAAAGTGTTACCAGATTATTATGTTTCAGTGGTAAACAAAGATATGGTTAATAAAACATTAAAACATAATAGTAAATTATTAATTGAGTATCAAGACTATAAAGATAAAATCTATAATATAGAGAATAGAAATGTAATGATTTATTTCTGGGCAGTCCTTAGAGAAACAAAAGAAGAGTTAGAGGATGTACGCAAACAAAGACTTGAAAAAGATTATATGTACTCTAAGATTTTATATTTTACACATAAAGAGTTTAATGATATAGTTGATGAATTACAAAATAAAGGAATAAACAAAATACTTCTTTATGCTAACTGGATTGAAAAAGAAAGATCAATTCTTAATAATTTTGTAAAACAATATAAAGAAAAGGAAAACAAATGAAAGATATTATCCTATCAACACTAACAGGTTTTGGATGCGGAATTGTGTTTGCTGCATTCAAATTGCCAGTACCAGCACCACCAGTTTTTGCGGGAGTCGCAGGAATTATTGGTCTATGGATTGGCTTTACATTACTAACACGAGTTATATCCTAGGAGGAATAATATGAATACAGAACAACTAAAGGCAATACTAGCATCATACGGAAGATCAGTACTTGCATCAGGTCTAGCACTCTACATGGCTGGCGTAACAGATCCAAAGGATCTATGGACAGCACTTGTTGCTGCTATCGCACCAGTAGCAATCAGAGCAATCAATCCTAACGACAAGGCTTTTGGCGTATTGCCAGATGCTAAGGAAGTAGAGAAAGCTCTAAAGTCTGCTAAAGCACCTGTTAAAAAGGCTGCTACAAAGAAGGCAGCACCAAAGAAGTAATCTGTGATAAAATAAAAGGCAGGCATACTAATAATATGTCTGCTTTTTATAATTTTGGGGGATAAGATTAATATAGACTTTGCGTATATATGTAGAGAAGGTCTAAACGAGGAATTAAAGTATTCAATTAGGTCTGTAGATAATAGTTTTCCAGAATCAAACATATGGGTTGTAGGTGGAAGGCCAGACTGGTATGTTGGCAAACATATACAAATAAATCAAAATGAACATAAATACAAAAATGCAATTAATAACTTGCATGCCATTTGCGATTCTCCTGACATATCTGATACGTTTATATTAATGAATGATGACTTTTACATTATTAAAAAAATAGATAAAATTCTTGATTATCACGGTGGATCTCTATTAGAAAAAATAAATAAATATCAAAAAATAAATGCTAATTCTAACTATACAAGAAAGCTTGCTGCAACATACAAAAAAATTAAAGCACTTGGGATTGAAAATCCTTTAGACTATGAGCTTCACGTACCAATGGTTATGGAAAAAACTAAATTAAAGCAAGCGTTATCTTATGGAGAAAATTTGCTTTGGAGATCAATATATGGCAACTTGTTTAATTTATCTGGAGAAGAAATGGAAGATGTTAAAGTTTACGTAAAAGGTCCTCTAGTTTTAAAATCATATAACCTAAATAAAGACAATCACAATTATTTATCTAGCGCAGATTCTTCTTTTAATTTAATATTAAATGAAATATTAAAAGATAAGTTTGTTCAAAAAACTAAGCATGAGAAATAATATCTAAGTATCTATCCAATAGTTTACTTGGAGCAAAATTATTAAACCCTATCTCAAAAGCTTTTTCTTTTTCTAAAGAATTGTCAGAAACAATATAACTATCAATTCTTTGTGCTAATCTTTTTAAGTCAGCTTCAAATAGTTCAACTCTTGTTTTGGTTTTAAAGGTTCCAATGCTGTGTGCAGGGATAAGCCAATCCTGGGGTAATATTGAGTTATTTGGAGATATGTCTGTCATAAAAACTGGAAGACCACTTAATAAAGCTTCATTCATAGGCAAGCATAGTCCAGCATAACGTCTTGGCAAAACCATAGCATCAAATCCACTATACATATCTTCTCTATTTTTTGGGTTTCCAATTTCTATTGTAAGTCTTGAGTCTTTGATATTTGTCTGTATTTCACTTTGGCTTTTAATAACTAATTCATAATCACCTTTAGAATACTTAAGCATATCAATAACAGTTTCAGTTCCATTTCTATCTTTTGCTGCTTTTTTACCAGCAATATGAAGAATTCTTTTGTGTGATTTTGAAGTATTTATTTTCCTTGCTGTGTCAAAAGACTCAGCACTTGTTGGTGGTGCAAGATGAATAACTTTTGTTTGACCACCAAACATTTTTTCTATATGTTTAATATTCCATACACTAGGAGACAATAGAACTGTTGGCAACGGTAGGTTTGGATTTGACAAATGACCAAATAGCTCATAATTGTATTGAAGAATTGTTTTAACATTTCTTTTATTTGCAAATTTTATAAAATTTTGATCATAAAATGTTTCACAACTTAAAACAACATCTACGTCATCTAAAAATAGTTTAATTTGTTCAAAAGAAGGAAATCCTTTAGTCTTAATACAATCATAACTGGCATACCACTCTGGGTGCTGTTCATTTTTATTAAATGATGTGGAGTCAATTAAAAGAATTTTACTAGGATTTAGCATATTGACTAATTCTCTAGTTTGATTTCCAAGTCCAGTATTATCTGATCTAGCAATGATTCCTAGTCTCATTTTTTATCAAACCAAACATCATCGTCTGATGTAAACTTTCTTCCACCTTCACGACCATCTAAATGGTAAGAGCGTTTAATGTTTCCTTCTGGATGGTATATCCAAAGTTTATGTGTATCCCAGCCTTCTTGACTAAAAATATCGTAAGGAAAAACATCATCTTGAACCTTGCCGTGAAGTCTATCTTCAATAAAACTTTTTGGTTCACAAAAAGGTAAGATAACATCTTTATAATATTTGACAATGCTTAGATGAGGTCTTTGACTCCATTGAGCTGTTTTCATAAAACCATCTTCAAGCCCAAGCATTAAGTGATTATGGCTTTCTGGAATTACCGACTCATGATGAAAACGAATTGTGTTAGCTTTTTTGTATTCAATTAAATCTAAACACTTATCCCAATCAATAGGCATATCTGGAGTTAATGGAGCATCTCCTTCAACATAAAGAAGTAGAGATGTTTGAATTTTATTAATAGTTTTAGACATCATTGTAGTTTGATGACTGTGTTTGTCAAATATTATTGGTAATACATTTTTATATTCGTGCAAACATTTCCAAAGAATTCTATTCTTATATTCGTTATAGTCTGTTTCACGATCCATTTGCTCTCTTCGTAATCCATCAATCTGCATTATGATTTCATTATTAGGAAAGTGAACCCTAAGAGATTTAATGGTCTCATCAATCATATCAGTGCTAGGATGGCTTGGTAAAACTGAAGTAGCTAATATAATTGTTACATCATTTTTATTCATTAATTTGCCTCATTATTTTTATTCCAAGATCTCGTTTATACTTCATCCACCAGCATACCACCTTATGCATATTCTGAGGGTACTGATTTAATAGTTCAGGAACCAAGTAACGTAATTCAGCCCAATTAGAAACAAGGCTTACAGGAATTTCATCTTCAAAAATAATGTTATAAAAATCAGTAAAGTCACCCTTTGAATTAATCTTGTCTCCAATCGGAAGGCATAACATTTCTATAGCTTCAAAGAATCTAAAGGAGTCTATCGTAACTGCCCCAGCTGGCGCTGGAGCTATCTTAGCACTGGCCAAAGCCTTATAGTAGTCTCTAGGCTCTCCGCCCTGTGCAAAGCCTGCTGTGAGGGTATAAAGGGTATTTGGTAGGTTTGGTAGAACCTTTGCTATCTGTTGTCTTCTTGGATGTGTTATTTGACCACTAAAATATACATCATAGTTCTTAATAGGATAATCTGGAATAAGTTGTTTTAAATGTTGCGGGGTGCCAATAGGTAGTTTATTATAGTCCTTGTGCTGTTCTTGAGGGTATTGAATCCATATCTCAGCATTAGGATGATTAATCTTAGTTATATCAAACCTACTTTCTTCATCCCCCGTAATAAATAAAACAACTCT